TGCCTAGACCAACCTCAAAAGCGAGGTTGTTGTCATCAATGATGGCGTAGTAAGTAGTATCCGCATCCGACAGGACAGACGAAAAAGTGCGGAAGTTGGGTTCTGCACCCCCGAGCGAAATCGCGCCTGTACCTGTCGATGTGGTGGTTTCTTTTACGCGATCAGCAACGACCAAGGCCATGATTATGCAATCCTGATAATAGCGTTAGATGCGTCAGCAGTTGGGAACACAATCGTAAAGTCGCCAGCACTGGATGACTTGTCAGCACCAAAGTCCAATACGAGAACGGTGTCTGTAGTGCCAGAGCCACCGCTAGTTGTCGTATTGTATATAAGTGCTCCACGCGCCGTCAGGGTGCTTGAGGAGAACGTGAGGTCGGCAAAGTCGGTCAGTGCCGTGGTTCCCGAGGTAGTGGGGGTCACATTGGTCAGTGTCCCGCCGCCTGCTGAGTAGCCTGTACCGCTGATCTCGTTGCTGGTTGTGTATGCTGTGGTAGACGCATCAAAAGAGGCGCTGTTGGTATACATCGCCAACTTAAACGTGTGACCACCGTTGGTAAAATTGTGAGCACCAATAAGCAGTTCCTGCTTAAAACTGGTACACATGAAGTTTCCGCTAAAAGCCATATCACATTCTCCTGATAAGTTCGGCTAAGTCTTTTTGCCCTGCGTCAACAAGGGCGTTATACACTGTAGTTCGGTCGCTGTTTGCGGCCTCTTTCATGTAGAAAACAAGAACCGCTCTAATGTGATCCTTGAATGCCTGCGCCTGTGCCTGTACCTCTGGCAACGCAGTATCGGCTACCGAGATGATCTTATCTAAGCATCTCTCAGCAATCTCGTCTGGGGTGAACCCCCTGTTCTGTGTCGTGTGTACATTAACGCTACCCACCTCAAAGCCACCGCTAACACCAATCATGCTCTAGCTTTCCTCACTTCGCCCGATCTATAGCTGTCTGTCGTGCTGTAGCCTTCGCCCAACTGCTCCAGATTAGCCAGCGCCTCCATATACCTTTGGGTATACATCTGCATCAGGTCAGGGTCGCCCTTCAGAAAGGTGTACGCCTCGACAAGACAGCCATACAGAAGCGTGGACTCTGCGTTGGTGCCGAGCCAGCTTGTGCCGTCTCCAGATGCGGTAATAGAGGTGGGTTTGTGGAAGTAGTGCAGTTCTGCGTCATAGGCAGAATCAGGGGTGGGGCCGAGAATAAACGCGGTGCGGCTGAAGATGCCGTAGTACTTGGGCGCTCCCTGCGTTGTTGTTAGCGGGTACGCCTGACGTATAAAGTTTACGTCCTTAAACATCAGATACTCGAAGCCAGAATTGTCGATGGCTAACGAGTAGGGTGTCAAAAAATCTGTAGGCATGATGAGGTATTGGTTACCGCTTGCCACAGACCCAGCAACATTCTTACGAAAATCAGGCAGTTGCACGGCCTTGAGAATCTTGTCCTCTGCCTGCGTAATGATCGTTGTCAAATTATTGACAAATGTGGTCTCGTTTGACTCTGTATAGTCCTGAATGGCCTGCTTTAGAGTCGTAAGGGTAAACGCCATCAGGATGTCTCCACTGTTACGCGCCCAACAGCACCCGCCATATCAAGGCCGACAGTGCGGCTTCCAAGCGCCGTATTGCCTCCCCCGACAGGATCGAACGCAGAAAGCGCACGACTTTCATCAATACTGCTATCAGGTCGCGGGAATCGTAACGCCTGTGGGTCGCTTGCATTGACATCCCCCAGCTTTAACTGTGGCTGGTCTTGATCTACAACGTCCCTGCCTACCAGCAGTCCGTTCCAGCGACCATCCTCAATCTGCCTGACCAGATCACGCAACGGGTATCGGAACCCTGTCCGGTCACAAAAGCCAAAGGCTTTCGATCCTTTCGCGTAACTGCTCATAAGTTGTTATATCCACCGGGGGCCATGTAAAGCGATGCCTTCTCTCTGGATGCGTCTGCCGCCAGATTCCACTGCTCCTCGTACACTTCTTTGAGTGCCGGTGCCAGTGGTATCGACTCAGGCTTCTTGCTCGCTATGTAATAGGCTAGACCAGCCACCATGCACGGTAGATACCGCGCTGGCACATCCATGTTGTTGGACGCTGGCTTTCCGGTGTCCTCTATCCTGTCTAGGTAGTAGTACGCAAACGTGTAAGTAGTTGTTGCGTCTGGCACGGGCCAGAAGTGCAACGTCAGTCCTGTCGGCTTGCGCTCAACGTAATACTGTAGCGGTCTGCCCTGCGTCAGCTTGTTGGTCTGGTGGGCATACTGGCTCACCGAGATTCTCTGCATGGTCAGGTCAGACTGCTTGGAGGTGTCGCCTGCGTCAGTTCGCAGTAGACCCTCTATGATGTCCTGCTTCTCAGAGGTCAGGTCGTATGACGAGGTGCCTGCGGTCAGAGTCTGCGTGGCATCTCTTACTGTCCACAAGTTAAGACCACGGTTCTGCCACTCCAGCATCAACAAATCCAGACTGCGCCGTGCCGTCCGGTAGTCATAGCCGCTTCGTAGCTCAGAGCCTGCTCGCTCAAACGCCTCTTCAAATATATCTGACAAGTCAAGAGTAAAGGCTGTTGTTCCGCTAGTCGCCATCAGACCTTCCTTCCTCTTGTCCTGCCTCTACGAGCCAAGCCGTTCCTGCACTTAGCCGCCTTGATCTTCTTTGATTTGGGCGCGTTTTTGACCTGCTTGCCCATCTGCGCTCTGCTTATAGGCATATCGTCACCAGTTCTTGCAAGACCAATAACGAGCAGACATCTTGCTTGGCGGCTTGGAGTCGCACTTGTGTCTCGCACGGAAAGACTTGCGCCGCCCCGGCTGGCTCTTCTTGATCTTCATGTTCTTGTCGCCGTAGCGGATGATTTTCTCTTTCCCATCCTCACACGCCTTGACCATAAACTTTTTCTTGGGATGGCTAGGCGTTCGCTTTGGCTTATTGCACGACATGGACTTCTTGTTGACCTTGCCGCCCTTCTTGTAATACATACGCATTACTTTCGATGCCTCGCTGTCTTCTTGGCAATCCGCTTGGGTTGCTTTGAATGTTGCTTGCCTTTCTTAGTATCTGCGCGTTTTTTCCGCGTAGTCGCGGCATATTCCTTGGATGACATGGACTTGATGGCCTTCTCAGGAAGGTAACGCTCGCCAGTGGCTTTTGCACCCTGAGTGCTGGGCTTGCCAGACTTGGTGCGCCACTTCTGCTTCGTCCACTTCTTGAGGGACTTTTGCGACTTCTTGAGCGCCATCAGTCCTTGTATCCTCCCCCAGCTTTTTTATAAGCAGAGGCCAACATCTGCGCTTTTCTTCCTGACCATTGGCCCGGCTTTCCGCCCTTGCCGCCAGCTTTTATTCGATTGAATAAACGCTTACGCATTCCGGGCTTGGTGTAGTTTCCCGCCTCATTGACGCGGGACTTGGACTTCTTTTTGGCTTTGCCGCCTTTCTTGTAATACTGCCTCATCAGCCGTAGTTCTTCTTCAGTTTCAGAACGACAGAGTAAGTGTCGCCACTACTCGCGCCTGTGGTGGTGAAAAGAATGTCGCCTGTTTTGCCAGAAGCGGCGGCGGTGTTGGGCAGGCCAACAAAGTCAGAGAAGTCCAGCGTGTCGCCGTAGTCAGCAATCAACTCCCACGCCAAAACATTGGTGGTGGCATCAAAGAAGATTTGCACACCCATGCCTTTGGTCGTGTACTGGATGCTTTCGATGTTGACGCTGGTACAAGCCCCCTTGCCTGCGGGGTCTGAACTCAACGCAGAAACATCTACCTTGGCAACAGCCGATTCACCCGTGCCATCACTGACGTTGGTGAAATACATGATCGCTGTGCGAGGGCCATCCTCAATAGTCTTACTTGTGACTGTATCAGCCATCTTATCCTCCAGATAAGGGGGCTATGCCCCCGTCAGTTTATGATGCGTCTGAAGTGGTAGAGATGCCGAAAAACTTGAGGACAACAACTGTGTCGCCACCCGGATCGCCAGAAAGCACAATCTCTACTTCGTCTGCTGTTTCTGTAGACGCAGTGGTTGTGCCACCGGACATCCCAAGAACGCCGTTACAGGGGAAAAATCCCTTGAAGCCTGTAGAGTTGACAGCGGCAGAGATACCATCGACAAAGCCGTCAGTGTCTGCATCGGTGCCAATGTCGTTAAGAGTGACGGAGTTTGCGGCGGCAGTGGTAACAGCGACCAACACGCCCATAGGGATAAAGTTTGAGGGGATGCCAATAGCGGCTTCCTTACCTGTCGTTGCACCGTCAGCCACGGTAATCGTCGCTTCGTAGGTGGATAACGTCATGGTGCTGGTAATAGAGCCAGTAGTGGAATTTTTGGTGATGTCTGAAAAACCATTTTCAGAGCGGACTGAACCGCTGAATGTAGTGTTAGCCATGTGATTCTCCTGTCTTGGCTAGTGTCTAATGTTCCATGTGGAACAATTAGTCAGGGAAAAAGGGGGGCAAAGCCCCCCGACATTTTAGGAAGTTCCGGGCGAGCCGTAAATTCCGAGTGGGTCAGATACGCCGAACGAGTAACGAGCGCGAGCTTTGTAGCGCACGTTTCCTGTGTCGAAGTCTCCGTCCATTGAAGTTTCAAGCGCGGTGCGCTCAAAATGCTTCATGCCGTTCGGTACATCGGTAATCAAGAAGAAGGCATTGGTGTCAGTCAAGAAGTGATTGACAGAGTAGCCTTCTGGGATTGACCCGTTGTTGCGAAGGGCGTTGATGTCGTTGTCAGCAGTTCCGACTCGACCCTCAGTCTCAAGCAAGCGAGTTGCTACAAACTGAAGTGCGGGGGGAACGATCAAACGACGAGGCCGTGCCGCAATCAGCAATCCACGCTCATCGGTAAACGCGGCGATGTTAATCACAGCATCTTCCAGTGAGGTTTCGTTCAGATCAGCCGCAGTGGTAGGACGGTTGGCGTTAGTGCCACCGTTTACCAGCGGGTGAGCCGTGCTGAACAGCGTTACGCCGTCACCAGAGTTGAAGGTGTTGAAGCCGTTGTTCAACGGATTCGCTGACTTCACCTGCTTAGTGTGTGCCATAGCACGAGCCAGCGCCTTGGTATAACGAGCAGACAAAGAGTCATACAAGTTATCTTCCATAGCCTCTTCCGTGATGGAGAAGCCAAGGGCGATGGTTTCGTGGTTATAGCGAGCAGTGAACGACTCTTGCGCCGAGTCATAGCTGATGGCCGCGCCTTCAGCTTTAACTGGTGCGGCACCAAAGCCGGACAGCTTCACCTCTTCCTCAAACGAACGCTCAGATGATTCAGTTTCGTAAATCATCGTGTGTTCGTCGTCATACCGCTCGTATTCCAGCCCAAATAAGGCGTTCAAACCGGGCAGTAATTCTTTCAACATTTGTGCGCGTGAAATAGCCATTACCTAGTTCTCCTTAAACGCCGAGCTTGGTTTCGTAGGCATGGCTAAGTGGCAGATAGGTCACAATGCAGTCGGTGAAAGCATCACCTACTGAACTCTTGGGGCCGTCCACGAAGTCCACAATACGAAGCGGAAGCGTGTTGGTGGTTGCGATTGAACTAGCGTCAAGAGCATTCTTGCTCCTGCCGATAGAGGTTGAACCAGCAGTGCTGATAGCTGAGACGTTATTACCCAGACCTGTCTGAGCAATAGAGCCGTCACCCTGCATATTGAACAACAGCTTGGGATCATCCACGACATAAGCCATGATGTCATCCGCCGCTGTTGAAGCAGGGAAATACTGGTTGAAAGTCAGTTGCCCAGTACCGGGATCGGTGTAAGAACAACCGACAAAGATGCCGACAGTTCCTGCCACGACAGCAGTAGTTACTGCCGCCTTTTCTACCGTACCAGTAGCAACCAGCTTAACGAAATCACCATAGAAGATGTCCGTTGCATACGCATTGGCAATCTTGATATGGCGAACTTTTCCGGTGAAAGAACCAGAAGCACTAAGAGTGCCTACGGGTTCTGCACCCATCGGAGTAGCCGCTGTAGCCATTTTAAGTCTCCAAACTTAGATTAAAGGCCAAAGCTCTCCGGTAAACCGGAGTCAACTTCGACCAAAGGTAGTCCGAGTTGACCGCTCAGGATTGAGAACGGGCATTCGGGGATCGTTTTGCTTTAAGAAGTTGTTGTCCACAGACTCCATCTGGCTATCGGCAACCTGCTGATAATGAGCTTCCCTCGCCTCTGCGTTAGCCTCTGGCTGTTTGCATAGGAGAAGTCCTCCGATTTCGATGTTCCCTTTGAATCGGGAGTCGATGTCGGACATTACCTCTAGCTCTGGATGATCTTCTGCTTTTACAGGAACCCAACCCTCCCGAAACTTCTGGGAAACATTCGTGTTATCCGCGTGGCCCAATGTGCTGGTGCGTACCCACCTAAACACCCATCCGTCTTGCGGAGCGGGGTTAGGCAATACGGAGGCCGGAAGCCACGAATCGCTAGGTCTTGCTTCAACT